TATTGCTTGGTGAATATCTAATTCAAACCATTCACCATTTCTTTGTTTACATATGTTGCTACATCTTTCATGTGCTTCTCGTTCTGCTACTCTTCTATTATCAAATCCTTTAGAGTATTCTAATTTGTAATCTCTAAAAGGACTAGAGGTTTGATACTGTTTGCATCTGTCCTCTGAATCAATAGCCATGCCAACTTTAATCCAGCCTTTCCAACAAGGATTAGTTATAACATATACATAACCTTCGTTAGATGTTTCATAGTTAGACAAAGCCGAGAAAGCTGCACCTTCAAATGTTTTAAATTTTCCCGGTCTGTATAGTGGATGAGACTTTGGAATATATTTTCCATCAACATACATCGACCTTTGTTGTACTTCTATTCTTTCACAAGGCTGACAAAAATACATACTATGTGCCATTCTTTTTTCTGTACAGTTCTCTCCTACTATTAACGGAGCTTCACAGCTCCTACAATTTTTAGTGTGTTTCACTCCAATTACTCCCTATTTTATATTCTCCTGTTAATGGACATCTCATGTTAAAATGTTTACTGGCTTCTTCTATAGCTCTTACACCTAGCTCACCAACAAAATCTGATTGTGTTTCTTTTACTTGTATCTGCCATTCATCATGTATGTTGGCTACAAACTTAGCATCAACAGCATTTAGTTTGAGGTTATCTTCTAAGATACACATGGCTTTCTTCATAACAATAGCACCACCACCCTGTAATAAACTATTCAAAGCTGCATGTTGACTACGTATAAATATCTTTCTACCATCTAAACCTTTTAAGAATCCTCTTCGTGATGCTTGTTGTACTTTATCTTTTAATATTTTTAATGCCGGTAAGTTAGTAAAGAAAGTTTCTTTAAGTTCGTGTCCTTTCTTTTTACTTCCTCCTGCTACTGAACCTATCTTCGCATCACCAGCACCATATATCAAAGCATATATAAATGTTTTGGCTTGGTCTCTAGTCTTTAATCCTGCAAGAGTTTGATTCGTAGTATGTATATCTCCATTAATAACTTCGTTGATATACTTATCATCGTTCATGTAGTGAGCTAACATTCTAAGTTCTAACCCACTCGCATCAATACCTACAAGTTTATATCCTTCTGGAACAGACCAACAAGCACGACACTCTTTACCATATGGACTACCTGCATTAGGAACTTGTGCCATGTTAGGACTACGATGTGTCATTCTACCTGTAATAGTTCCGTTAGGTATAACACCACCATGAACTCTATCATCTTTAAGATTGTCAATCCATGATGTAATTTGAGCTATACGTTTTTGATATAATAAAAAGTCTGCTATAAGTTTAGCTTCTTTAATATGACTAATCTTTTTAAGAGTTCCTTCATCTACAATAGGCTGTCCTGTTGGTGTGAAACGATTAGGTTTCCAACCAAAGTCAATAAGATATTCTCCTATCTGTTTACGACTACCAAGATTAAAGTCAACAAGTTTTTTTCTAAAAAATTTATCAGTCGAATTGGTTGTTAAGCAGTTTTCATATTCTTCATCTGTTAAGCCACGCTTAGATAACTGTCCGTCTTTCTTAACATAAGGCACAACTACTTTATCATCTACCCATTTAGGTTTAAATGTATCGTGAACTTCTTGTTCTACTTCTAGTTGTTTAGCTTTTAGCTCTGCAAGTAAAGTCATAGCTTGTTGACTATCAAAATAAAAGCCAGTCTTTTCTTGCTCTTTCATTATGAATGCAACTTTATGTTCTAAAGAAACACACTCAGGACTAAATGAATTACCTTCGTTTAGTAAATGTTTATATACTACTTCATTTAGTATTACATCTTGAGCACAGTACTCTAACATAGCTGGAGTATATTCATCAAAATTTTCTGGCTGTTCTTGTTTAGCACAGTTGACTCTATACCCCCATGTCTTTAGGCTATGTCCGTTCTCTCTGACCGGATTAAATAACCTAGACATTACTAATGTATCTTCTAACTGTTGAGTTAGTTTAGCTCCATGTAGTTTTTCAAGTACTGGTATATCATAACCTATGATGTTGTGTCCTATTAAAACATCAGCAGATTCTAAAAACTTTATGCCTTCATCAATCTGTGTGTTGTCGAACTTATGAATAGGACCATCAAGTTCTTTAGCTACGATACACCATACTATTGTGGGGTGTAAGCCATCGGCTTCTATATCAAATATTATTTTAGAATGGGCATGATTCATTGTCAAATGTTTCCTCCTCAGATACTTCAAACAATCTACCAGTATCTGCATTGTATCGAAGACCACAAGCCAATCCTGTGTCTCCTGTGTATCTAGATTTTAATACACGAACCTTTGTTAGGTTAGCTTCGTCAGGGTTAGTTGCCTGTTGATTTCTCTCTAGTGCAATAACACAATCAGATAGTTGAGCTATACCTTGTGAACCTTTGAGGTGAGACAACGATACTTCAATACCTTGCTCATGTCCTCTGTCTCCTGCTGCTCTTCGTAAGTGAGATACTAATATCATACCAACACCTGTCTCTTCTACAAGACTACGAAGTTTATTCATAAGCATATCAATACCTCTACGTTCATCACCACCATCCATCACATTAACAAGCATATGTAAATGGTCTACGATAACCCACTTGCATTGACAGCCTACAATAATATATCTAAGCTTAGCAAAGATATCATCAATGTCGGTAGCACCTAAGTGTGAGTGTATAAAGACTCGACCCTCTGGTATGGCTTGGTCAAACAAAGAATGTAATTCGTCATCTGTATATTGACTACGTTTTTCTGTTAGATATATTCTATCATTAGCTTCGATAGATAATATACCATCAGCAGTTCGTAACCAGTTTTCTTCAAGAGCTACAATACCTACATTGTCTTCTGTATTTTTGATAAGCCAATGCTCCAGCTCTCTAGTCACACTAGACTTACCAAGACCTGTGCCACCTGTAAGGGTAACAAGCTCTCCCTTACGCATACCATATAGTTTTTTGTTTAGTCCTTCCCAAGGATAAGCAACACTTTCTTTAATTTCTCTGTGTAACCACTCGCTTTTTTGACCGGACAACTCCATGATACCTGAAGGTGTGTATGTCTTAGATTCCCACCAAGCAGAGGTAAACTCTTGGAACTTCTTCTGCTTGAGCATTTCGTTAGCATCTTTAAACCCATTAGGAAAAGAAAGTATCTTAGCCTTTCCGGGTTTTAGTATACGAGCTACAGACTTGGCTGCTTCTTTACCTGCTTTGTCATTATCAAATGCAATGATTACATTCTCAAAAGATTCTACAAACTCAATGCTTTCTCTGATATCTTTAACAGCAGATGAAGCTCCTCGTTTAACAGATACTACAGCCCACTTGCCTTGAAACAATTCATTGACTGCCATTGCATCACATTCACCTTCGGTTATAGTAAGATACTTACCACCTGTATTACGATACAGTTGCTCACCAAATAATCCTGTGCCTTCAAATGTTCCGTTGCATGAAAAGTTTTTGTTATCTACATACCTTGTCTTAGTTCCAACAATCTCTGTACCATTAAAGTATGGGTAGATATGTTGAACAACTTTGTTGTTTCTATCTTTAACAATCTTAACACCGAACTTAGTTGCTGTCTTTTCAGAGATACCTCTGTCGGTTAGTTCACCATATGCACCTGTGTAGGTTGTTAAGAATGTACTTTCTTGTTTGGGTTTGTGTGTCATTTCAATTACCTTGCCTGTCGATTCTGAATCATAGTCTGTAAAGAATGTATCACAGCTAAAACATTTAGCCGAGCCATCTTGATTCAACGATACAGCATCTGAACTACCACACTTGGGGCAGGGTAATTTGTGTTTAATAAATTTACTTTGTTCTTGTTGCATTCTATCTCCATTGTTAGAAAAAAATGAGGCGTTGTATTTGGATTGTTCCTTTAAGCTCCATCCAAGTAGTAGAGCACCTCATTAAGATTATGATTTAGCTAGACTCTTCAGTAGTATCTTCCTCTGCTACTACTTCAGCTTCTTCTACATCATCAGGGGTTTCGCTTTCTATCATAGCTTCCGGAGTTTCTTTTAACAGATTCTCTAGGTTGCTTCGGTGAGTAGAACTTGCGAACTGTAAAGCTTCTATAATAGTTTCTAAGCTTCCAACTTTAGAAATAGTTACAGTAGCTCCACGCTTTTTATCCTCATCTGCAATTTGATTTACATCATATTGGACTTCACCTTCGTCATTTTTAATATTAATAATCATATTAAAATTCCTCTCCATCATCAAAGAATTCAGACCCATCTTCGGATTTGTATTCAATTAAATCTACAACTTGTACAGCTTGTAAGTCTAGTCCTGTATAAGGACCGAACTTGCCTTCGCCTGAATACTCGTTGTATTGGACTCTAATCTTAGAGCCATTACCCACAGCCAGATTAACTTCCTGCTTATTTTGGTCAAGCAATCTAGGTGAAGACCTCACCATTCCGTTAGGTCCGTTCACCTTACGCTTGATTATTAAAGCTGGACCTTCATCCATCTGCTTTACTTTGTGTCCACGAGATGCAAAGTCATTTGCTACCTCATCATCAACAACTAAGTTGACTGTGTACACAGGTTCAAAAGTCGTATTAGGTGTCTTGATTGATGCCCAATACGCAGTTCCTTCTAGAATTGCCATATAAATACCTCCTTTGGTTTAGTTATGGTTAAGAAGCCGGTTAAAATTAGTGAGAGTTTTGAGCAACTACTCTCGGAGCTATGGGTAAACCCAGACCGAAACGCTTTATTGGAGATAGAGGGCTGATGTTTCATGTGGTCACTCGTTGTCATGGCAGGAATTATATCAGCTTTCCCTGCCCATGTCAAGCATTATATCTTCTAAGCTTACAAAAGATTCATCAAGTAATCGGACATAAAAGTCTTCATCTTTACCCCATCTACATTCGTAAGCTGTTTTGTTTTCATATAGCTCTTGACTATTCTGTTCAATCCAGTCTGTAAATTGTCTGTATTGTTCTTTGTTTAGTTTTATAAAATCACTCTCCATTAAAATAGTTCTCCAAGATTATAAGTTTATCATCATAGTCAGCCATGATAGCCAACTCTCCCTCAATAGTTTCTATTACATTAGGGTGTTCAGCTACACCAACTGCTCTTTCTAATAAAATTTCTATGTTCATTCTGTGCTTTTCAATATTACCTTTTAAGTATTGTTGTAAAGACTCTAGTATTGTTTCTCTATCCAATTATATTTCTCCTATAAAAAGTTTCAATAGTCCACTAAATAGTATCACTACTGCTACTGCATTTAAAATAATCAATGCTCTGTCTTTCCACAGGACACCTACCCACAACCAACCCAAACATCCTACAAAGGATAGTAATAAATCAAATTGTGGTAAAACTTGTGCACCTCTAAATGACATAGCTACTAACATAATAGCTGATGCTGTCCACTTTACATACCAAGACAGGTCATACTTAGGGGTAGCAGATTTAAATATTCGATTAGAATTTTCTAATTCCTGTTTAGAATATATTACTTTATCCTCTGATGCCACCTAGTTTAACCTCGTAATCCTTGAATTGTGTCTTCGTAAAAAAAGTCACACCAAGATTGTTTGTTTTTATCTTGTATAAAAATATTAATTTGTAATGCAATTATTATTGCTAATAATAAACTTATTAATATTTCTGATTTTTTAAATTTATACATATATCTCCTTATTTATTTCTTACGAAACTATTTATTAATTCTACTCCTGTCAAAGCCTTACCAAAAAAAATAATCTCTCCGGTTTTTCTTATCTCTCTCTTTACCACACCATTATTAAATTCAATATCAAGAACAGCTCCATCATTTTTTCTTGTATCATACCACAATGATGTTAAAGAATGTGCATGTACTGTCCTGACTCCCTTAGCCCATTCTTCAGCTTCTAACAATAGCTTCTGCTCCTCTACTATAGAATTAAATTCAGTCATTAGTGTTTGATTTCTGTTATACTATGTAAGCTATCGGCTAAAGCATTAGGGTCTATGTCCTTACGCATTGCCCTCAACCTTACAAGGTCTATATTTTCTACATCCCATGTCTGATTATCATTTGTTCTGGTCACTAAGAAAACATCCTCAACTGATTCAAGAGTTATCATGCTATCAATGATAGAGTAAATAGAATTACCAAAACTTTTTAGTGTTTCTTTGTGTCCGTCAATTAAAACATCAACTACATATTCATCCATTCTTTATTATCCTGTTTGTTTTGTTTCGCAACCTCAACTATCTCTGCAAAAGATGTGATGTGTGGAAACTTTTTAAGTTTTTTAATTATCCATTTGTCTGACATGTAAGACAGATACAACTGACCTTTACCAAAGGCATGAGTTTCTTCAGGCAATAAGCCATCAACATTTTCTACTGTGATTGTATCTGCTTGGTCTTCAGGCAATAGTGTACGAAGCCACTCAACCTGTATAGGTTTGACTAGCTTTCTAAGTTCTTTTATTTTCTTTGAGTTCATTCTAGCTCCATGCTTTGAATTCCATGTAAGGTGTTTCTCTATGTCCTTCAGGTAAGAAGTCTACTAAGTGTTCTAAGTCTTCCATTGGGAATGTTGTACCCATAGTATCTCCGTCTTCATTATGTGATAACAACAAAGCTCTACCTGCATAGTTTCTACCGGCAATTCTAAAGTATCTGTTATCTTTTAACAGTCCTTCATCATCTATAAACATATCATCTTCATCACTAATTCTAACAACATCAAAGGTTGAACATTCTATTAAGACATATATATCTTTATAGTCATTAGTGACTTCAACTTCTTTTATTGTTTCATCAAATGGGTTAATAAGTATTCCTTTCATCTTTCTTCCTCTCTAATCTTTAAGTATTGTATCATAAGTTTGTGGTAGAGTCAAGCGATTTAAGAACTCTTATTACTCTACCTAGTATGTAGCCACTATTATGTAGGCTATCACACTTATAAGGTTCTTTGTCCAGTAGTTTAAAAATATCATCTTCAACCATTTCTAAATCATCAGTTAATTCTTTGATAAGACTAGAACTTAATTCATTTTTCATCATCATCTTTTTCCTCTAAATGTTCCTCTCTTAAATCTTCTGTTAATTTAAAAGCGTTTTCTAAATGTAAGTTATCATCAGGAATATTAAACTCCTGTTGCAGTTCTTGTAATGCACAATGTATGCTTTCAAGTTTTGTATAGTTCTTACTCATCATCTTCCCCTTTTACTAAAGTTAAGTTTGTCTGTATCGGTGGTTTAATTTCAAAGTCAGGCGTAAACATAATCATTGGTTCAATAGGTTGTCCTTCCATATCCCAAGCATCTACAATTAACTCATCTGTTGAGTCATCTAAGTAAATAGTTTTACCTGTGCTGGTAGTAATATATACTACATCTGTATTTCTTACATCAATTATCATAATTTCTCCTTCATGCTACTGCAATTATATCTATCGTAGGGTTAATTACAAAGCCTGTGGTGTCTTTTTTAGCACGACCCTTAGCTTTGAGTCCAACCACTACATTATCAGGGTCTAAGAACCTCATATCGTAGTCGTCTCCGTTGATAACTTTACGACCTTTGAAACTTACCGGCATATCACCTCGAAAAACTACAGCAATATTGTCTGTTATCTCATTAATGTACTGTGAATACTTGTCATTTGCTTCACTATAACTCCATGTCAAGTGATAATTTGGTATGTTTTGTACTTTTCTTGTAGGAATTTTAGTGTAATCATAAAATTGTACATCAGAAAACAACTCAAATACATTCTTGTCGTCAATTTTCTGGTGCTCCCATTGAATATCACTCGTTCCATTGAGTCTAATACACGGAGTCTTGTCTTTTCTACCACAAAATGCTACAAATTTAGTAATATCTGCTACTAATTGTGTCATAAAAGTGTCATACTCATTGTGAAATAGCATAGTTTTACGAAGTCTAGCTTTTTGTATGACATTTGTTGCCTCTCCCTTCTTAAAAATACCACCTCGACCTGCTGTATTTAGACAACCCTCCTCACATTTAGCAATTTTTGCATAAGGACATACAGTTTTACCTGAAATATCACTCGGAGCAAGGTGTAAAATAGCTGTCAAGTATTTACTGTGCAACTTTTCTCCTTTAATTAGCTTTGGATTGCCATTAACTGTCAATAATTTATACATAATATTCTATCTCCTAATAGTTTTTAACTCCAGCTCTCTAAATCTTCTAAAATATCAGTACACATACGCTTTAAAACTACTTTTAACTCGTCAACTGTCTGTGCTTCGTCAATTTTATCTGGAAAATGAGTATTCAAATTCCAATAAAGTCTATCTCCTAGACTATTTCTTACTCGTCTTTCAAATTCTTCTATATCAATCATGTTTTCTCCTTATAAAAACCTGCCATATCCTCCAAATCTTTAGAGGACATGGCATCTACACATTTGCTTGATAAAAATTTGATTATCAAGTCTTCAGTTGAGTATTCATCACTATAAAAATGGTAGTTTTCTGCAATATTATCAATTAAATCAGTCAAAAGACTGTCTTTTATGTTCAAAATACGCAAATCTACTAGCTCATAAACACCTTCTACTATTCGTTCAAGCTCTTGGTCATTTGGATAGTGACTCATACTGTTCTCCTAAGTATATTGGTTAGAAATATCTTCAATTATTTGTGATAGTTTATCAGACCAATCATCAGAAAGCAAGGCTATTGCTAGTTTGTTTTCTATTTCTTTTTTAATTTGCCATTCGTTGCAATTCCAGCTTAATTTTGCATCATAATTTGAATATAAATGAAAATCTGACTTGATATTATCGTTAAAATCTGTAATTTTGTTGTCAATATTTCTTTTTACATCGAATATTTGATTACCGATATCGGTTTGTTCTTTTTGTAAAGCTTGTACATTTTCACAAAGCGTATTTATTTTTTGAAAAGTATCAGAATTTTCAAAATCTTTCTGTAAAATTACTTGTTTTTGTTTAATATTATCAATTATTTCTGAAGCTATTGCTTCTTGTTCAAATTTTCTCATCTGTTGTGCCATAATAATCTCCTGTATGTATAGCTGTTAATATAAATGGGCACTTTTGAGTGATACCCAGCACTTTGTAGGCTTTTTTCAGTAGATTGCGAACCTGCTAGAGCATAATTTAAGTGTCTTGCTCGTGTTCTTATAGACACACCTAAGTATTTTTATGCAAACAGTCGTCTGATTGACATAAATAGTCTCGTAAAGAAACCATTGGTTGTGTAGTATTCAAAGTCACTAATAACTTTCAGAGTATCTTGTACATCTGTGTTATCAGCTATCTCTAATACTTGCATTCCCTTGTTTTCTCCACCTAACTTGACCTTTTTCTTGAACCAAAGCTCTTGAATTGGGTTAGAAAGCTGTTGATAAAGAGACACAAGACCGGCATGATAACCAAAAAAGGTTCTACCCTTTGTAGTTTCATAGCGTTCTTTCTCTTTTCTAACACGAATGATGTTAATACCAAGTACACTTGCCTCATTCCATACTGCTTGAACACTTCTCGGTGCTTCTGCAATAGCTGTGGTAGTTTTACTGCCTCTTACTGTGTATGTATATTTATTCATAACACTTTTTCTCCATATTATAGTTAATAAAATGCTAGTTTTTTTTCTGGAACTAGCAAACCATATCATGTATCACTATCGGTTCAACACCTTGCTATATCATACATGAATGACAAAACATGACATATTATGTCTAGTTTTACCCTTTGCTTTCAGACAATTACTCGTCTAAATCTAGTGGATTTATAGTATCTGCTATATCTTTTTCAGCTTCAACTACTTCTTCCTGAACCTCTACATCTTTTATAAAATCTGCAAGGTTAAAGTCTTTTTCCATATTATTTCTCCGTTAAAATTAAACTGGTGCTGACCAATGCCTGAAAAGTATGACAGGTTGCTCGGTCAATGTCAAGCCATTTAAGAGTTTAAACATTATTATCTTAACATTAAAATCTTTGAACTGTCCAGACCACACCCATTTCCATAGAACCAGCACTCAAAAAGTCATAGTTTGATTTTAAAAACATGTGTCGTTTTGATTTCCTGTTCTGGTATATATAAGATTTGTCTTCTCTAAAGTTATCTCTAGCTTTAAAAGTATAGCCTAACTCATTGATATACTGTTGAGCTTTGTCAAAAGTAGTGAACTTTTTCACATTACTCTCCTGAAAATGTTGTTTGAAAAGCAAGATAATCTAAATCATCTTTATCAGCAAACAAAGTTATTTCATTTCTTGCTCCATCTTTATCAACAACTTTTAAAACCATCCAAGCATTCTTGGTATCGACATCAACTTTTATACTTCTTACTCTATGTATACTACTATTCATAATATTTATCTCCAATGTTTTACAAAAGCATCATTGCCCTTGCCCGACCATTCTATCGTTTTGCCGGATTGTTGTCAAGTTGTTTAAGAGGTTAAATATATATTGTAATTTCTTGATAGTTATGTTAAAATTATATTAAGATTATTTAAGAACTGCCCTCAACAACCTGCCCATTTGTAAACATTTAAGAGCCTTTTCTTTAATTAAATTTAATTAAGTTAATTAAGTTAATAGGTCTCCTGTGCCCAATATAAAAAGCAGTATTCATTAGCTCAGCGTTATTAGATTAAAAAACTCAAGGCATAAAAAAACTCCCTAACTTCTTTAAGCTAGGGAGTCTTTAAAGTATGACTAGTCGTTACGACTTACATACTGGTCAATGGCATCTTTAAAAGCCTTTGGTAAAGTCTTCTTCTCAAATAGTGCAGAAGCCTTTTTAAGGTCAAGCTTACCATCTTTTGAAAGTCCATAAAGTAAGCCAGTTACTCTTTTGGACAGCTTCCAGTCCATTGAGCCATCTTTTCTCTTAGCAAAATGAAAGCCTAGAGCTTTACATTGTGGATAAGAGGCAGGTTCTGCTTGTCTTTCTTTACTGAAGCTGTTTATATCAAATGTGTTTTCCATGTTTTTCTCCTATGATTTTATGGATTGGTTAATGCCTTCAATGTAGTCTTGTAGGCGTTCAAAGTCAGATGCATTATTACATCTATATCCTATAGCACGGACATCACTTCTTAACAAAGCTAAGAGGTAACTATGTGCTAAAGAAACTGTGGGAAATATAACTGTCTCAGAGTTTGAGAAGTCTATTAGTATTTCTTGTTTCATATAAGTCTCCTTTTAAAAACACACATTAACATGGAGTATTTTATATGGTCAAATGCCTGAGTTTTCTGCGAAGCATGAAAAGTTTTTAAAGTTTTTAGAATAAAAAGTTTAAAACATTTGAACTTTAAAATCTACATGTTTTTGTAAACTAGAAAAAAGGAGACTATGAAACAAGCTAATAGACTACGAAATGAGACAGTTACCCACAGTTTATTACATAGTTGCCTAGCTTTTGAAGTGATGTAAGCTATAGGATTAGGTGGTCGCATCTGATAGCCTACAAACGCCCATTGGCATTACCAATCACATAGGAGAAAAACTCAAACACTTTGTAAGCTTCAGAGACAAGCAGGTTCTACAGCTTACAATGTAAAGCCTTTCATTTGCTAGAGATGGCTCTAGGAAGCTGTAAGAGTAAGGCTTACAGGACTTGGAAAGCTTGACAGCTTCTGCACATAAGAAGACTACAAAGTCTATCAAGTCATTGACCATAGGAAGCAACGACTAGCTTGTAAGACTCTAGAAGCTGTTAAGTTAGGGAGACTAAGTGGTGTTGAGTTTTTTGGCAGTCATAGCTGATGAGGGGGGCAGGAGACCACCCCACCCCACCTATATATCTATAGGGTGGTTACACAAAATATTGAAGATAGACCATTAACCAGAACTAGTTAACGCCCCGACTTTAAAATTTATAAATCTTATAGTCTATATAGAGGTTTTCTTTTGGAGGTTTTCCGAGTGGAATAGTAGTATGAATATACTGGTTGGACCCTGGGGGTCACTAATGTTATTATACATATAGATTTCAATTTTGTCAAGTCTTAAATTTTACTTGACAATCTTAAAATACGAATGTATACTAGATTCATGGCTATACTTCCAAGCATAGATAACACAAATACCAAAAGACAGCTTACTGATAAGCAAATGTCTTTCCTTGAGCACCTTGTAGAAACACAAGGAGATGCTAAAGAAGCTGCAAAACTTGCAGGGTATTCAAGTCACTACCATCATGTAGTTAAAGGCTTGAAGTCTGAGATACTAGAACTCACACAAGAAGTTCTTGCTAACTCTGCACCTAAAGCTGCCTTTAAACTGGTAGAAATTATGGAATCGAAGAAACCTATTGTACAAGCTAATAACAAATTAGCAGCAGCACAGACTCTTTTAGATAGAGTTGGTGTGGGTAGAGTAGAAAGAGTAGATGTAAATCATAATATAAATGGGGGTGGAGGTATATTCCTTATGCCTGATAAAACCCCCATTGACATTGAAAGTGCTGAGTATGAAGATATTTCTGACTGAAGTAGACTATTATGGTAAGGTTTTTGCCGGACCTAACATAGTTGCTGAGAACATGGAAGTAGCTGATAAAGTAGCAGAAGCAAACGGACTAACTTTAGTAGGAGAACTAGAAACTATTGTAGTACAAAAGTCAGGTAGTTGTGACTATCAGACTTCATCTACAGGGGAGATTTTACATTAATTATGGCAGCAAAAAAGAAATCAACAGTAAACAAAGCAGGTAACTATACCAAGCCGACTATGCGTAAGCGTATCTTTAATAGAATAAAAGCCGGTACTAAGGGTGGTAAAGCAGGTCAATGGTCTGCTCGTAAAGCTCAGATGTTAGCTAAAGCTTATAAGGCTGCAGGTGGAGGCTATAAGTAATGGCACTTAAGAAGTCTCAGAAGTCTTTAAAGAAGTGGTCTAAAGAAAAATGGAGAACCCCTAGTGGTAAGAAATCTTCAGAAACAGGAGAAGTCTATGCACCTTCTAAGACTATTAAGAAGTTAAAGTCTACTGCAGCAGGTCGTAAGAAACTAGCAGCAGCTAATAAAAAGAAACGTGCAGCAACTGCAAAAGGTAAACAACATGCAAAGCATGGCTTACACAAAGGTAAAAAAAGATAATGGCAAAAGAAAAAGATTCTAGACTTAAACGAGCAGGAGTATCAGGGTTTAACAAACCTAAACGTACTCCTAGTCATAAAACTAAATCACATATAGTAGTAGCTAAAGAAGGAAGCAAAATTAAAACTATTAGATTTGGACAAAAAGGAGCTAGTACTGCAGGTAAACCTAAAGCAGGTGAGTCTGCTCGTATGAAAGCAAAGCGTAAAAGCTTTAAGGCTAGGCACGGAAAGAATATAGCAAAAGGAAAAATGTCAGCAGCTTATTGGGCTGACAAAGTTAAGTGGTAGATGGCATACTCTCAAAAAGTAATAGATAGGTTTGAAAGTGTTTTAAACAATCCAGAAGCTCATGCTGTTGGAAGGTTTGACCCTAAAGACCCTAATGTTGCTACAGGCATGACAGGAGCACCTGCATGTGGAGATGTTATGAAGCTGCAAATTAAATTAAACAAAGACGTTATAGAAGATGTTAAGTTTAAAACATATGGTTGTGGAAGTGCTATTGCATCCTCAACTATGTTTGTAGATATGTTAAAAGGTAAAACAATAGCTGAAGCAAAACTTATCAAAGATAAAGATATTGCCGAGGCTTTAGAGTTACCACCAATCAAACTACATTGTAGTGTGTTAGCAGAAGATAGTATTAAACAAGCTATCAAAGACTGGGAACAAAAACTAGCACATAGAAACCATAACAAAGGACCTGAGTAATATGGGAAAACAAATAGGAAACGATAGTGGTGACCAAGTAACTTTTAGAAAAAGTATTTACGGAAAGAGTGATGGAGGTAAAGGTGCAAGACCTAGACCCGGAGTTTACTCACAACAATACAAAGATAACTGGGAAGTGATTTTTGGTAAAAAATCGGAGAAAACAAATGGTAACAAAAAGAAATAACAAAGCTGTAAGGCTGAGTATGCGTAAGAGGCTTTCTGAAAAAATGCTGAGTTGTAAACAATGGTTTTCTCAGAAAGTCCAGCTTTTACATAATTTTATGAAATCAAGTAGACTTAATAAAATTGTAAAACAAATGATGCCTAGTGAAACAAAAACTAAAAAACCAACAAAGACAAAGACAAAGAAGAGTACAACGACTACTAAGGCTAAATCAGCAAAAAAGTAATATGAGTGACTCAGACAAATATATAAGAAGAACTTCTTCTACAATTCCTTTTGGATATGAACTAGATGATGAGTCTAGTACTTTTTTAAAACCTATTGAAGAAGAACTTCGTATACTACAAGAAGTATCAGAAGCTGTATTTCATGGTGAAATTAGTCTTGGAATAGGCGTAGACTGGCTAGAAGCAGAGACTGGTCGTAAGATGTCAAGACCCGGATTAAAGAAACATGTAGATAAGATTTATGACCGAAGATAAAAATAAATCAAAAAAATACTTGACAAACCCTGATGGAAGCTATATACTAAAGAAAGATGGTAGTCCACGTTTAAAACCGGGAAGACCTAAAAATTCTGAACTGTCAGATATAAAATTAGCTTTACAGGCTAAAAATAAATTAACCAAGAAAAGTAAAAAGGTTAAAAAGTTAACAAGAAGTTTAGCTAGAGTTCAGAAGGAAGTACAACAAGAAGAAAAAGTTTTAACATCTAATGTTTTAACAGAGTCAGATACCAAAGAGTTACCTGACCAGATACAACAACATTTAGATGAAACAGGTTCTTATGTGGCATTTATGCCTAATGATGGACCTCAAACAGATTTCCTTGCTGCTGGAGAGAAAGACGTATTATACGGTGGAGCAGCAGGTGGTGGTAAAAGTTTTGCAATGTTAATAGACCCATTGCGTTACTGCCACATAACAGAGCACAGAGCTTTGATACTTAGAAGGTCTATGCCAGAACTAAGAGAACTTATAGATAAGTCTCGTGAACTTTATCCTAGAGCCTTTAAAGGTGCTAAGTTTAAAGAAGTAGAAAAGTTATGGCAGTTCCCAAGTGGAGCTAAAATAGAATTTGGATTCTTGGAACGAGATGCAGATGTTTATCGTTATCAAGGACAAGCGTACAGTTGGATAGGTTTTGATGAGATAACTCATTTACCTACAGAGTTTGGTTGGAACTACTTAGCATCAAGGCTAAGAACTACTAACCCAGCTATAAAAACTTATTTAAGATGTACAGCTAACCCCGGAGGCGTAGGTGCTCATTGGGTTAAAAAGAGATACGTTGAATCGTCAGACCCAAATACATCTTTTGTAGGACATGACGGATTAACAAGAAAGTTTATACCAGCAAGGTTACAGGACAATCCTCATCTTGCTGAAGATGGTGAATATGAAAGGATGTTGCAATCCTTACCAGCTATACAACGTAAACAGTTGTTGGAAGGTAACTGGGATATTTCAGAAGGTGCAGCATTCGCAGAGTTTGACCCATCAATACATGTAGTACCACCATTTGAAATACCAAGTTGGTGGGAAAGAGTTAAAAGTATTGATTATGGTTACGCTGCAGAAAGTTGCTGTCTGTGGGCTGCTATCGACCCTGAAGATAAAACTATTATTATATATAGAGAACTATACAGAAAAGGTCTAACAGGAGAAGCACTCGGAGACACCATTACTGAAATGGAAGAGAATGAAATAAAATCCATTGCTGGAATACTTGATACAGCAGCATGGGCAAGGACAGGCTATACAGGTCCTACGATTGGTGAAATCTTAGTTAATAAAGGACACAAACTAAGAAGAGCTGACAAAAATAGAATAGCTGGTAAGACTCAGATACATGAGCACTTACGACAAGATACTAGTACAGGAAGACCTAAGTTGCAAATTTTAAATACATGTGTAAACTTAGTTAAAGAATTACAGGGTATACCGTTATCAAAGACGAACCCAGAAGATGTAGATACACATGCTTCTGACCACGCATACGATGCGTTACGTTATTTAATAATGAGTAGACCAAGGATGGACCATCCATATGATAGGATGAATAGAATTAAGATAGATACGTATAAACCATCCGATACAGGATTTGGATATTAATAATGGCAGAAGATAATACATTTTTAAATGCAAACAATCTCTACGAAGAAGTAGAAGGAGAATCTGGTAAAGCATTAAAACTTCCTGAAGACCAACAAAGAAATCTTATTGGTATTATTCAAGGTAGATATGCTCAAGCAGAAGATGCTAGGCAAACTGACGAAACTCGTTGGTTAAAAGCATATGAAAACTATAGAGGACTTTACAATAAGTCTGTTAAATTTAGAGACTCAGAGAAGTCTCGTATCTTTGTAAAGATTACAAAAACAAAAGTACTAGCTGCTTTTGGTCAGTTAGTAGATGTAATGTTTGGAACTGGTAAATTTCCTATTGGTATTGGAGAAACTAAAATACCAGAAGGAGAAACTGACTTTGCTCATCTTGATTCACAAAACCCAGTACCCGGAATAGAAACTTCAGAAGCTCAAGAACAAGAAATTGATGGTAACTCAGTAGACTATCAAAGTCCATATGATGTTGGTTATGAAGGTGATGGTAAAGTATTAAAACCCGGAGCTACACTTTATAATGGAATCTTTGAAGATAGTCTTGAAGACCAAGCAGAAGAAGCTGGTTTATTAGTAGATGGAGTTAGCTATAACCCACAAGAATTAGAAGTATCTCCAGCACAAAGAGCTGCTAGGAGAATGGAAAAATTAATCCATGACCAAATTGAAGAATCTAATGGTTCTTCTGAAATAAGAAATGCTCTTTTAGAATCTGCTTTACTTGGTACAGGGATTGTAAAAGGACCATTTAATTTTAATAAAAAATTACATAGATGGGAAACTGACGAAAGTGGAGAAAGAAATTATAATCCATTAGAAGTTAGAGTACCACGTATTGAGTTTGTTAGTTGCTGGGATTTCTATCCAGACCCCGGAGCTACTAACATGGAAGAGTGTGAGTACGTTATTCATAGACATAAAATGAATCGTAGTCAACTTAGACAACTACGTAACATGCCTTACTTTGATGAAGATGCAATACGAAATGCAATTCAAATGGGTGCTAACTATGTTGAAAAAGATTTTGAAAGTCAGTTAAAGGATGATGCAAGGGCTGATGAAGAAGTAGGTACTAGCTTTGAAGTTCTTGAATACTGGGGCATTATGGATGCTGAGTATGCAAGAGAAGTAGGTATTAAACTTCCTAAGTCTGTAGATGATTTAGATGAAGTACAAGTAAATGTATGGACATGTGGACACTATCTTTTAAGAGCAGTTGTTAATCCATTCACACCTTATAGAATACCTTACCATGCTTTCCCATACGAAAGAAATCCATATAACTTTTTTGGTATTGGTGTAGCAGAGAACATGGATGATAGCCAACAAATTATGAACGGTCATGCAAGAATGGCTGTAGATAACTTAGCAATGGCTGGGTCTTTAGTGTTTGATGTAGATGAGTCTGCTTTAGTTGGTGGACAATCAATGGAAATATATCCCGGAAAGATATTCCGTAGACAAGCAGGAATGCCCGGACAAGCCATACATGGTTTAAAGTTTCCAAATACAGCACCAGAAAACATGATGATGTTTGATAAGTTTAGACAACTTGCAGATGAGCAAACAGGAATACCTAGTTACTCTCATGGGCAAACAGGCGTACAAAGTATGACAAGAACTGCTTCTGGTATGTCAATGCTTTTAGGAGCAGCAAGTTTAAATGTTAAAACAGTTGTTAAAAATCTTGACGACTTTTTATTAAAGCCATTGGGTGAATCTTATTTCCAATGGAACATGCAATTCTTAGAAGATGAGTTGGATGTTAAAGGTGACTTAGAAGTTAAAGCTACTGGAACAAATAGCCTGATGCAAAAAGAAGTACGAAGCCAGAGGCTTACTATGTTCTTACAAACTGCACAAAA